CGATAAAGCAAAAAATCATTTCCTAAACTTCTTCAAGGAAGAAGATAAGGATCAGTCAATAAAAGAATTCTGCCAATCAGAATATAAAAAAGATTGGTACGCAGCTTATAGATTCTATAAGGAAGAAGGTCAATTCCCTAATTTTATTAGGAGAACACTCTAAGCGTTTGCAACAATTTCAGCTAAGGCTTCGCATCTCACAGGGGTTTGCGAATGCCATCTGGAGTCTTTCATTTGACTAGCAGCTTCTTGCTTATCCCCATTTGATAATGCTTTCCACATCTTCTTAAACTTCGAAACACCTGTTTTTCCTAATTGAAAAACCATTTCAACTAATACATGTTCAATTTGTTGAGGGAGTCTTTTATCCCCTCTATAATTTTCTGATATTAATTGTTCTGCTCCTGCACAGGCTCTATTGAGATCAATTAAAAATAGATCTTCTATTTCCTCTTGATCTATTTTAACGCCTTCTTTAAATCTTTTTCTTTCATGTGCTTGTACTAGGTGCCCGATTCCTATCGTGGCTTTTCCCAAGCTGTCTAGGTAAACAGTGTCTACACAACCTTCGTGGTCACGTATTCTCGCTTTTAATTCGTCAGTAATTTTAATTGTATTCATTGTGATCCTATACCCCAATGTTCTTCATGAGGGTCTTTTTCCTTTCTTCTATAAAAGAAACTTGCTAATAAATTTCTTACGTGTGTTAATATTCTCATCTTCTTCGAACAGAAGGTACACCATTATACATATTTTGTAAACCGTTTTGCAAATTTGTAAGTTCTTTATCTATCATTCCTCCATCAGCAACCATGGTTAAGTATTGATTAGCAACTTCTGGTTTGTTTTCAAATCGAATAACTCTTTTTAGTAGTTCATCCTCTTCTCCCGGATCAACAGTATCTCCCACTCCCTGCTTTACAAAGTTTACATAGTTATCAAAAGAATCCGGATTATCCTCACGAGGAGAAAACTCCCCTATAATTTGATCTACGTTGCCATCATATCTATTTGTTTTAAGAGCTAAATCTCTTTTAGCTGCCATTATACCTTCTTGAGCAGTTGGAAAAATTGCAAATCCGTCTCCATAGGTTTTTCCAGTCGTTCCTTGTTGCCCGACATCCATTAAATTTACAGGGTTGTTATAATCAGTTACTGAGGCTTGATCATTAGTTGTCGTGGATCCTGTTTCTACTTCGAAATCTCCAGTAAATTCACCAGATAAAATTTGTTGAGTAACTTCATTAACTGCTGATTGAATTTGAAGGTCATCAAGTCCTTGAGCTTTTAATCTTTCCTTTAAAGTGCCAATAGTAGCATTATATCCTGGTATCTTTGTGCTATCAGGTAAAGGTTCCTGTGTTGACGGATCATCCACAGATAGAATACCTGAGTTTTGTAAATCTTTTTTGAATTGACCAGACTCTACATAACCAATGTCCATTGCGTCTAGTTGTTCTTTTTGTATATCTCTTACAGCAACTCTTGGGCCCATAGTGCTTCCACCAAACGTACCAATAGGTTCATTAACAAAACTAGAAAGACCACCGCCTCCCACTGCGGAAGTATCTGTTGCATCTGCTCCACTAGCTGCTAATGCACTTAATCCTAAAGCATCGTTCTGTGCTTCGATTGCTAAATTTTTCGCTCTTTCCACCGCTTGTATTTCGGCAGCTTGAGCTGCAAATTTATAGTTTGTTTGTTTATCAAATATTTGTTTTTGAACATCATTAAGATCATCGTAGCCTTTATTAGCTTGATCTAAGAAAAAATTTCCTACAGTTTTCACTGCACCAATAAGACCTGTATCACCACTCATGGCTGATACAGCAAGATCGCCAAAACCTTGTGCTATATTACCAAGACCATATCTTACATCACTACCTATTTCTCTAAAAGTAGGACCATATTTGTTGGCTACTTGTTGACGATATGTTTCTAATCCCACATTAGGACCAGCTTCTAGTTTCCTTGTATATCTACCAAAACCCTCAGGTCCTTGAGTAACTCCTTCAATTGGTTTTAAAAAATCTTTTTTAAATTGATTGACTAAATCTGCTTGTGTTTTTCTTTTATCTAATCGTAAAGGAGATACACCTTTTCTATCACCGAAATATTTTTGACGAGTTTCTTTTCTTTCTTGTGCTAATCTATTTCTAGAGTCACTTACTCCTGAAGTAGTTGTTCTTTTAGGCGTAGGTCTACTAAAAGATTGTGATTGAAATGATTCTTGTTCGCCTGGTACTGCCATTATATATTCCTTCGATTAGCTATATCTTGTAAAATTGGGTCATCGCCTATTAATGTATCACGTGCAAAAGTAGAATCAAGGTTTTGTGTACCTCCAAAGCCTGTGACCGTGGTCCCCGGTCCGCTAGATGTGGTCAGTGATCCAGTAGTCGTGGGTGGTGCTTGAGGAGTAATCTCCTGTTGTCTAAATCCTTCTGGTATAACAAAGGTCGAGTCAAAATCACCATCGTTGACGTCAACACCTATATTGTTTCTATAAATTTTCATGATTTCTTTAAAAGCTAAGTTAAATGGATTGACTATATCTCTACCCAATTCTTGTCTTAGTTCTCTAAAGTTTTGATTAAATGCGTCTCTTACACCTTGACCTGGACTGTATGGTAAATATCTACCACTTATGATGGACATTCTTTCTCTTTTAGTCAAACGACCTAACTCTTTAATTACTTTCGATTTTTTTGCTCCCAAAGACAAAGCATCTTTGTATAGATTGTGCATCTCTTTAAAATTTTGAAATCTTACTCTCTCCGCTTTAACGTATTGATCTACGATTTCAGCAGGAGAAACAAAGCCTCCTTTTAATATATCACCAACGAATGATGCTCTTGCACTGTCATTCTTCTTATTAAAGTCAGTTACGATAAAAGGCATCGCTTTGACAGGGTCAGCTTCTATTGCTCTGAATCCAAAGATACCACCAACTTCATCACTCATATCAAAAACTTGTCCATACTTATCTGGTCTCTTATCTGTTAAGCCAAAAGTTCCTGCTTTAAATAATCTATTTATTTGACTAACTGAACCAGGCGAAAATGTTTCTAAAACATGCATTCCCCCTTTATAAATTTTTTCTCCTGTAGAATCTCCCGCTCTAAACACTTGACGACCATCTCTTGATCTACCGTTTCTAGCAACAATATCTGCAAAAGCCTCAAAGAAAATAGACTCTGAAATAAAAGGTTTTGATAATTCAAAAAAACTTGTAGCTCCTGCGTCTAATAAATATTTATTTAAAGTTTCTCCAGATGCTTGTCCTTTTGACGCCTCATTTAAAATTGTATTAACAGGACGAATTAAAGTGTCGTAAGGAAAGATATAACTTAAATCTACGTATTTTACTTTCCCTGTCTCTTCATCTTTACTAATAGGCATTAACAAACCATTGGTTGACCAAGAGGGAACAAAGCTTCGAAGTGCTCTCATCTCATCATCAGTCATATTAGCTAGTGACTTACCAAACTCTACTAAACCTGCAGGGACAACTGCTGCTGTTGTGGCAACACCAGCTAATCTTCTCATACCTGTTTGTTTAAAACCCTTTACTTGTAATTCTCTTAAACCTCTTTGAATGGTATTATATCCTGTTCTAATAACTTCAGCGGGGAAAGCTACAAAGGTACCAAGAGGTAATCTTCTTAATGTTTTAATAAACTCTCCTACATATTCGTAGTTAGGTATATTGTGTTTGGTAATCTGAGCTGCCATATTTTCATAGAAAGTTTCTAATAGTTTATCCCCCTCCATTTTAACTCCTCCAGTCATATTTAAAAATTTACCATCAGGACTTATATCTACCACTCTGTCAAAGATAGGATCGTCTTTTGTTACTTTTCTACCAAGAAGTTTACTGTACGCCATAAGGTTTTTAGGATCAAAAATATTATCTGCTGTCACTCCTAGTGTATCAAAGTTATTTTTCACAGAGATTAGTTCTGCTTCGAAATTAAAATTTTTCCATAGATTATCTTCAGCTAGATAAGCTCGTCTTGCTTTTTCTGCTAATTTAGAAACGCTAGTTAAAGTTTTATTCATGCCTTCGTTAAAGTTTCCTGTATAGAAATCTGTTCCTACGTCTTTAGCTAATCTATCTGCCTCTCCTGCTACAGGGTTTGTGCCATTGATTCCTAAACGAGTGTTTCTTAATCTTCTTGCTTTATCTACTGCACTATTACCTGTGACGTCTTTAAACGCTTCTTTGAAAAGTCTTACTGTTTGAGCAGGGTTTTGGAATAAAATGTTACCATTCATGGTTGTAAATAAAGCTGCAGATATCACGTTTCGAATATGAGTGAAAGGAGAATAAATAGTTTTAGCTTGCTGCGATAAACTCTTTGGTATTAAGACCATCCACTTATATAAATTATTTAAAGTATTATCAGCCAAAGCTTGATCCCCACTATTAATCGCATCTGCTACGGCTTTAAAAGTAAATTTACCATCTAATACACTAGGAACAATATCAGCGTTGTTTGTTTTAATAGGAACTATGTCATCAGGATCTATGTAAACATCTTTGTATTCTGGTAAATTCTTTATAGCATTAACAGCATCTTGCCTTGAGTCAAAAAATAAAGTGCTTTTTACTCCCCTTCCTGCTCCCGGTATAACACTAGGTTTTAGAGTATCTTGATAAAGTTTGTTGTGAGTTTGAAGTTGAGCCATGATCTGTGCTTGCTTCGAGTTTGTGTTAGCAACATTATAAAAAGGATCTTCTATTTCGCCTAATAGTTCTTTAATAACTGGGTTCTTTAAAGTTCTTTCTTTAAATACTCCCTCATCTAATTCTATTTTTGCTTCATCTTTTAATAACTTTTTAAAACCTGCCATACCTATATCGGGCTTTTCAAACAAGCTTCTACCTCTAGTGCTTACTATTAGTTCTACTGCGTCAGCAGCTTTTTTTGGAGCAGTGTTTTCAAAATAATCTTTAGCCATACGATCTAGTTCTTCATCAATAGCTTTTTGTTTACTTATTTTTCTTTCTCTCTCTATTAGAGGATCTCTTCTCCCTGTCATAGGTTGTGTTTGACGTTGCGCCGCTCTTCTCTCCACTGCGTCTACCGCAGCTTTTTTTGTTCGTTCACTATTTTTCCAAGCTTGAGTTATAGCAGTTCTGTAAACACGTTCAGCTTTTCCAATTATTTCTGCCGTAGGTTTAAATTCTCCACTAGAAAATAATTTATTAATCAATCCTTTTTCTGTTTTAAATATTTTATATTCTCTGTTCATATATTTACCCAACTGACTAGAGAATGTGTCGCTTAATTCTTCGAGTGTTGTTTTTATCTCTTCAACATTTCGTAATTCTTTTTGAGGTAGGCTAGCCTCATCAAGAACATCTTTAGCTTCCTTAATCAGAGGTTTTAAAAATGATTCGTTAAGTCTTAAAGAGTTTAAATCTATTTGATATCTGCTTTCATATAATAAATTTTCTAATTGTGTTATGTCATCATCAGTTGCTTTTAAAGTGTTCTTCATATAGTCGTGAAGTCTTTGTCTTTTTTGAAAAGCAGGGTTATTAACTTCAAACTCTTTACCCCTCGCATTGACTTTTGTTTTTACTCTTGGAATTGAGTAAGAGGTGTTTGCTGCAGGGCCATCAACAATAAGTCCTTTTTCATCAACCACAAAATCTGATTTTTTGAAGTCACCAAAATCTTTTAGTCTTTGATCTATTAGTTTTGTAAATTTAGTAAATACCTCTTGTTTATCGCCACCTGCAACTTTTAAACCTTGCTTTGCAATTTTCTCTGCAAGTTGTCCCAAATCTTCACTTATTTGTTGAGACTTTAAAACAAATGTTGTTGCTGCTTGATCTCCATCTTTTAAAATATTAAAGGCTCTGCCTCCTAATACACCATCAGAGGTAAGTTTATTTAAACCTGCACCTATTTTACTTTGAAGAGGACTACGATCAAATTGTCTAGCCAAAGGTGTTTTCTTTACAGCTTGTGATATACCAGAGATAGTAGCTCCAAGACCTGCTCCGACGGCTCCACTTTCTACTGCAAACTTAAAACGATTGGTAAATTTTCTAAAGGCTTCCTCTCTACCTTCTAGTCCTTCTCTTTTATCTGTTTCTGTGGGACCTCCAATTGTGTCTCCAATTGTTCCAAAGTCTTCGGTGTATGCCAATCCTTCACCAACGGTTGATCCTAATAATCCTCCGCCACCAATTTTTAATTTACTTTTTAAATCTAGTTTAAATAAATCTTTATCAATATCTTGTCTTTCTCTTAAACTTTTTCCAACAATATTTTTATCAGCGTATTGACCTGTTCTTTTTGCATTAACTGCTTTCTTAGCGAGACCTGCACCTATTCTATAGCCCGCTACTCCTGGTATACCTAATTGTATAAGTCCTTCGGTTAGCTTGCCTGTTAAACTTTGTTCTGCTATTTCTTCAAAGGGATTTAATTTATCAAAAAATTCTTCAACACCTGTGGCTGTGTCTGTATCTAATCCTAAATCAATAAGTTCTGCTCCTAAAGAAACAAAACCCTCTGGTATTTTTAAAGCACCTGATGCTATACCTGCAAAGAAAGATTTAAAAAAGCCGGGAGACTTATCTTCTTTTGCCTCGTCCTCTTCATTTAAAAAATTTTTTATTTTTACTTCGGCTTCTTGTTGAGATAGTCCGTCTTTTAATTCAAACTTTTCGCCTTGATATTCATAGATGGCCATGGCCTAGCCTCTCTACTCTACCCTTTTTACTTCGGGTTCAGTGGTTTCTTGTTCCTCTTCCGTGATTCCAAAATCTTTAGCAACAAGGTCTTTAGCTAATTTTCTAGCGTCAGCGGGCTCTTCGCCTCTGGAAACAAAATCTGCGTAGTACATATTGTATGCTTCAGTTCTAATCTCTAGTGGAGTTTTACCACTCTTAGCTTGACTTAAATCATAAGCCTCTTTAACGGCATCTTTTCTATCCATACCAGGATTATTGCGAAGTATATCATTTACTAATTGACCAAAAGTTCCAACCTTTTGAGTTCTAGCCAACTCATCCTCTGCACCTTTAATTGCTAGCATGTCGATTGCTCTTTCGTCTTTTATAGCCTCTCTACCTAGAGCTGCAAAAGTTTGTAATGGATCTTTAGCAGATTTAGCAATCTTCTCTGCAAAATTACCTCCTTTGGCAGAAGCTAAATTTAAACCAAATTGTGCTAGCTGTAATAGTCCTTGTTGTTTTAATCCTTCTCTAGGATCGCCTAAAATCTTTTTATAGATATCAGATCTTTCTCTTACCATAGCCTCTAGTTCTGATAGTTTATCTTTTTCAGGTCCAAGAGGATCATCATCGTTCTGTTGTTTTTCTACAGCTTCCTGTATTTCAGGACCTACTAGTATTTCTTTTAAATCTTCTGTTGTTTTTGCCTTCTTAATATCTTCTGGTACGGGAGTTGAAGTAGCTTCTATTTTTTGTTTCTCTGTACCTGTAGTTGCTTTTTTTTCAGCTAGCTCTGCTTTTAATTTTGGAAGTTCTGCTTGTGCTTCAGCAACTTTCTCTTCCCCATAATAGTCAGGATTGGCAATAATTCTTTCTAGAGTAGCAATTCGATTTTCCAAACTAGCTGCTCCTTTTTCAGCATATTTCTCAACCATAGGTGTATAACTTTTAGGATCCATAATAGTCTCCATTGCTGTAGGAGAACCTGTTGTTTGACCAAGTGCTTTATCATCATATTGATACCCTGGAGGAATAGTAACTTCACCTGCTTTAGCAAACTTTTGAACTACAATACCACCATTAGCAAAGGCAGGAATGCCATACTGACGTAGTTCATCTTTGGTTGGTCGACGTTGAAATAAAGGTCTATCTAATATGGCCATTATGATAACAAGCTAACGCCTGCTCCTGTGCCACCTAACGCACCTAATGTGCTTAAACCTGCGATACCTAAACCTGCAACTTGTTGAAATAATGATGGAGAAGGTTGAGATGTATATTGAATCTGTGATGTAGGAACGCCTCGTAGAATATCAGAAGCAAATCCAACTCTTCTAAATGGTTCTTGTTGTCTTGCTAACTCTGTTTGTCTAGCAGCTTCCATCACATTTTGTGATTGCTGTTGTTGAACACCCCCCACACTTAATAATCTGTTAATATCCACACCACCTAATTGTTGTGTTAAAGAACCTAATCCTGATTGTGCTTGAGCAGCACCTAGTGTTTGTGTGCCTAGTGCTCCTAATTGTTGTGCTGTTGCTCTTTGTGCCGCTTGGGCTTGTAAATAGTTTCGTGATAAATCTTCAAAAATTCTCTGTGATTTTACTTGTGCTAAGTTTCTCGCTTCTTCCGCTTCACGGACACCGAATCGTGATCCACCAAACGCACCTGCAGCTACTGCTTGTGCAGAAGTTTGTTGTCTTTGCATAGCAGCTTGTCTATCTAATTCTGCTAATGCTTCTTGTGTAACTTGTTGTTGATATGGATCCATATAAGTTCCGACTTGTGAAGGATCAAGTGCTTGTATTCCAGCACCAATAGCTCCAAGTCCTGCACCGACTGTTTGCCCTGCTGATTGTAAAAATGGCTGATAAGCACCAAGCCCTTGTTGTGCTTGTTCAATAGCTGTTTGTTGTGCTTGTGTTAATGGTGCTATTTGCTGTGCAGGGACATCTTGTGGAATGTTTGCTAGTCCTTGTGCACCAAATACTGACTCTAATAATTTTTCTGCTCTCTGTTCAATAAAGGGAGCTTGTCGTTGATATTGAATAATCTCTTCTGCCATTACGCTACTCTACTTTCAAATTTGTCCATCATATCATACATCATCTTAGCGCCTTTGCGACGTTGTTCTAACTTATCATCTTTATCTGCGCCATTCAATGCCCCAAGTCCTCTAACTGCAGCAGCAGTCATAACAAACTCTCCGTCAGATAACATTGCAGGGATATCATCAGACTTCTCTGTTCCCGGGCCGTCGATCTGTCCTATTCGACGAGGAAAATTGTCCATAACATCACCGCCCCCGGCTAATGTTCGATAGGTGGGATAAGTAGGTGTCGATGATCCATACTCTCCTGTTGTCTCATCATAATAAGTGACCCCTGGTAAACCAACATTTAACATACCTTGGCTACCTGGTTCTACTTGTGCGGGAGCACCAATAGTTTCTGGTTCTTCTTCCATTGAACTTAACGCACCAATAGCTCCTAGCCCTAGTGCACCTTTAGTCAAAGGACTCATATCTTTAAAACCACCTATAACTTTTTGTCCTAAGGTTTGTTTTGTAGCTTGTTCTGTTGCTATTGTTTTAGCTTTTTCTTCAGCTAATCTTCTAGCTGAATCAGTAGCTCCTTGTTTTATTACTTCTTGCTTGCCTGCTTCTGTAGCGGCTGATCCAAATAATCCTGCACTTGTAGCAAAACTTCCTAAACCAAAACCCATTAAGGCATTGGTTGCAACGTTGGAAGGATTATCTCCTCTTGCTGCTGATCCTAACCCTGTACCGATAGCTGCACCCATAGGTCCACCTAAAGCAAAACCTACTGCGCCTCCGATAACTGGTAGAATCTTTTTTAACATTTTATTCCTTCTTATTTGATGCACCCAAACTAGCAAGTCGTGGTGCGAAAATTGTTACATCTCTTTGAATATGCTCTTCTGCAGTATCCGTATCTGGATTTTCAATGTCCGCAGTGCACGCTTCTTCAGACTCGTAAGTCTCGTTAGTATTTTTGTTTGTAATTACTGTTTCTGTTTTACAACTGTAAACAGGAACCTGTTGCCCATCAACTTCTTTGTGTCCTAAAAGCTTTGGTTCTTCTACTATTTTATGCATAATACTATATTATTATCCTCATTTTATTGTTGATTCAAGCCTCTATTCACTTCTAAAATAGATACGGTAGCACTAATTCCTGTGGTATCAGAACTACTTAAAACAAGAGTATCACTCTCTTCTAAGATAATTGGGCCTTTTGCTAAATTACAG